GGAGCCTGTTGCCAGCCTTCAGTACCGTCTGTTTCAGTGCTTGGGATAGACCCGTTCTTTGTCCAGTATTGCATGGTCTACCTCTATAGGGTTGGGAAGGCTGCTGTTGGTGGCGTGAAGTTGGTTGTATAACGAGCAATGCCTTTGGTTATACGGGCATCTTGGATGTAACCGTTTAATACAGAGCTTTTATCCCCATTCGCACCAACGGTTACGTAAGTTAACGCTGCTGACGAAGCCGTTGTCCCTGAATAAGTGCCTTTTAACACTCCGTCAATATACATTTTTGTGGTGCTGCCATCAGAAACAACAGCCAAATGAGCCCAAGTGTTTGCTGTAATAGCGGATGACCCGGAACTCGGCCCAGTCCCTCCCGTTGCGCCATCGTTGCAAATAATTTCTGATCCAGATCTATATATATTAATACCAGAATTAGTTGATGCCCCAATTGCCAAACAAATTAATCCGGCCGCACCAGCAGCTATAGTTGTTGTGTAAAACCAAAGTTCAATCGTGTATATATTGCCAATTCTAAATAACGCATTAGCGTTGTAACTGGTTACATAATCTCCAGTCCCATCAAACGACATACTACTCCCACCCCACTTGCTCTGTGCCGTACTTATCTGAGCATTACCCACCGTCTCCAAGTCATTCTTACTTGTAGCATCGTAGATACCGGCGTTGGTGAAGTTGAGTAGTAGGGATGTGTTGGTGATGGCGGTTAGTGGTGCGGTTGGTGGGGTGAATGCTGCGGTATAAACAGCAGTGCCTTTGACAATACGAACACCAGATATGTAACCATTTAAGGTTGTATTACTTATGTTGTCTCCTGATGCCCCTATCCAACATGTACCGCTTGTTCCGTTTAGCGTGGCCGTACTGGTGGTTGTTCCATTAGCAACACCGTTTATATATAAAGTTACATTATTAGAACCGGAACCATTCCTTACTACTGCCACATGAGTCCAAGCGTTATACACAATATCACTCGTGCTTTGAATAGCGGGGAAGGTGCCATTTATAGCCACTTGATATTTTGTTGTACTTGAAGAAGCGTGACCGGCAAAAATAGAAAACGATCCTGTAGTAAAAGACGAGTAGTTTGAAAAAATACAAGGTTGAGTTGTTATTCTTGATACAGAATAAACCCATGCTTCAACAGTAAAATCTCCTGCGCCTAGCTCTCCTGATGTGCTTGCACCAGTCAAATAATCCCCACTACCATCAAAATACCCACTCCCACCATTAGTCGCAGCACTCCAGCTTGCAGTGGGGTTGAATGGGGAGAAGGCAACTACGGAGGGGGAGCCGTTGGCTGTGATTGTTTTTGCTGCTACCTGCGTGTTTGTATCAATAAACCGATTGCTTTGGCAGGTTAAAAGTACGGTATTAGTTATTGCCGTCAGCGGAGACGTTGGCGGTGTGAAATTAGACGTGTATACAGGAGTGCCTTTTACCAAACGAGCATTAGATACATACATTGCTGTAGTAACTGAGGTTCCTGCTCCAGAATATTCAAGGCCGATGCTTACACCATTAGCGGCTACCCCTGTAAATGATGTCGTATTTGTTGCTTGGCCTACGGACGTTCCATTTATATACAACGTAGTATTATTTGCGCCGCCTCCGTTCCTAACTAAAGCTACATGGTTCCACTGAAAATTAGTTACAGTTCCACCAGTAATAATTGAAGCGCCATTTGAGTAGAATACGACTTGATTGCTTGCGTTGACATAGAGATCAATACCATTGTATGTGGCTCTGTAATCCCCAATCATAAACAGTCGTTGAAGGCCGCCTGTGACATTTGGATAAAACCATAGCTCAATTGTGTAATCGCTTGGTAAGTCAAAACTTGTACTATCCACTACTGTCAAATAATCCCCACTCCCATCAAAATACCCTGACCCACCATTAGTCGCAGCAGACCACGATGCAGTGGGGTTGAATGGGGAGAAGGCTTGTACGGAGGGAGAGCCATTGACTGTGATTGTTTTTGGAGATGCGCTGTTGTCGATGAAGCGGTTGGATTGACAAGTCAAAAGCGATGTACCTGTAGATTGTGTTGGCGGCGAGGTAGGAACTCCTGATGGTGTATTTGCAACACCTTTTACAACTTTTAATCCTGATATATAACCTGGAAAATACTGACCGTAATTTAACCCACCTGGAAACCAAGCGGTTGCCCCTATTTTGAATGTGTTACCTCCGGTATCAACATTACCTGTAAAACTAGTATTTTGTGCTACCTGCGATCCATCGTAATATATTGTAAGCGTTGATCCACTGCGAACAACGCATACATAATGCCAAACATTTTTTGTTATGGTTGCTGTATAAGCTAACGTCGTAGCAGTTCCACTTGCCCGTCTGTTGAAACTAATCGCAGTCCCTGTTGTTGTGGTATTTCCTGAAATAGTAAGACTATAATCCGTACTTAAAGCGGTAGAGCTTGGAAAGGTGTTTAACACATTTGCTGGCCTGATACCGTCGTTATTTGCGGAAGCATCGCCTGTTAAATAAAACCAACAATCAATAGTAAAATCATCAGACCCAAAATCAAAGGCTGCGTTATTCGCCAAACTCAAATAATCCCCATCACCATCAAAATAATTCCCCCACCCCGTCTGTGAGAACGGGCTAAACGTACCCTGTGTCGTGTTGCCGTTGCGGGTGATGGGGAAGCCATCGGATGTGATGGTTGTGCTAGAGACCGTTTGAGACTGGCTAACTGTGTAGGTTCCTGCACCACCGGTTGTGCCGCCTGTTTGTGCAGTAATGGTTGTGTTAGCTGTTACACCTGTGCCAGTAATCAAGCACCCAACGTAAATCGTTCCTGACGTTACAGCACTAACCGTCATTGTGGTTCCGCTAATGCTTGCCGTAAACACCGCATCGCCAGCTGTACCGCCGTCTAAGAATAGATTGTTCTGTGCGCCATTCGTACCGTTGCCGGGAAGCAATAGCGTGGTGTATTCAAAAAATGGGTCTGATGTAACCCCACCAGAAAATATTGCGGCAATCATTGCCGATAATGCGCCAGCCATTTAGGTTACTCCCGCGCCAGAAACGTACCATGTATCTGTAGCAACCTTCAGCAAGGTAGCCATGCCTTTTGTCGCCACTGTCCTGTTGCCGGTTGCTCCGTTGGCTAACTGGAATGTAACGCCAGCACCGGAAATCGTCAGGTTTCCAGAATTGTTGTTAACGACAAGAATCGTAGTACCGATGTCGATAGCTGTCGTCGCATTGGTATTTACCGTAAGCGTTGCTGTAGAGCCGCCAGTAAAGTAAATGTGCTTTCCTGCATCGCTTGCCGCCACAGTCGTATTCGTGCTTTGTGGAGCGCCGATATAACCGACCTTGTTAGTACCATCCACCGTACAAGATGAGAGGGTTCCAGAACTTGGCGTGCCTAATGCGCCACTAGGAGCAACGTAATCCGTCCCTGCTGTCGCCGCTGAGATCGCTGTGCCGTTACCTTTCAAGACTCCTGTGATGGAGGTCGATAAGGTGATCGCGGGCGTTGATGTCGCGTTGGCTACACTTCCCGCTAGGCCATTGGCCGATACGACTGATACCGTGGTTACCGTACCTGACCCAACAGACGAAAAGGCTAGCGTTCCAGCGCCATCCGTTGTCAGTGCTTGCCCGTTAGTACCATCTGTACCTGGTAGCGTAAACGTCGTGTTAGATGATGTGTTGGCAGACTGGAATGTCGTCGTTCCCGTCCCGCTGGCGTTGCCTTGAAGTTTGATCTTACTCATATTCCTTATCCTAAAATCATCCAGGCTTGGCCTGTACCAACGGTTACTGAATAGCCTGTAGATACTGTGACAGGCGATACTGACAGCCCATTCGTATTACTTGTAATCGTGTAATTCTGACTGATGGTTATTTGAGACTCAAGAACAGGGCCACCCGACCCACCACCTCCACCCGATGCCCATGACAAATTACCTGAGCCATCCGTGCTTAGGAATTGCCCACCAGAACCATAATCAGTTGGGAAGGTGTAAGTCTGTGTTGACGTTGTTGCTGCATTGCTAGGCTGAAAACGAAGCGTCTTAGTACCCGACCCTGCATCATTTGATTGCAGCTCTAAGTACCCTGACGTTCCTGCGCCTGTATTAGCAGTTACCTGAGCATAGCCAACAAAACTAGCCTGCCCAATATCTGTAATCGTTGCCGTAGAGTTTTGAATGACCTTGCCGGTTGTTGAATCAAATCTAACAATCGCATTGTCAGTAGAACTTGCAGGGCCAGTAACATCACCTGCCGTCAGCGTTGCAAACTCAAGCGCACTGCCGCCGCTATTAACCTTGAGGTACTGATTAGCCGTACCTATAGCAGTTAACCCTGTACCACCGTTCGCAACACCTAACGTTCCTGTAATGCCTGTCGATAACGGAAGGCCAGTTGCGTTAGTAAGGTTTAGCGCCGATGGTGTACCAGCATCGCCATCATAAGTAACGACGCCACCCGTTGTACCAGCAGTCAACGCTAGTGCCGTTGCGACACCCGTACCTAAACCAGATACGCCAGTGTTGATTGGCAAGCCCGTAGCATTGGTTAACGTACCGCTTGATGGTGTGCCTAATGCGCCATTAAATAAAACCGGTGCACCAGCAGTGCCTACGGATTGCCCTAAGGCAGTTGCAATACCAGTTCCAAGGCCAGCAACACCGGTTGAAATTGGTAAACCTGTTGTGTTGGTTAACGTGCCTGAAGAAGGTGTACCAAGCGCACCACCCGGCGCAACGTAATCAGTTCCAGCGACAGCAGCGGCAATAACACCGCTTGTCGCTTTAACCATGCCTGTGGTTGTTGCTGCCTGAATTAGCTTACCAGTCGTGCCGCTGTATAAAGCAATCTGAGCGTTGACTGAAGATGCTGGCCCTACAACATCACCGACTCCAACAGGAGAGCCATACTCAAGAGCAGTTCCTCCCGAATTAACTTGCAAGACTTGACCAGCAGTTCCTAACGCTGTAAGACCCGTCCCGCCAGAAGTAATAGGAATCGCAGTGCCGGAATAGCTAAGAGTTATATTTCCAGAACTGGTAACTGGAGAACCTGCCGTTAAGAATGCTGGCGGAGATATTCCAACTGATGTAACTGTCCCAGCACCTGAAGAAGTGAACCACTTCACACCTTCAGTCGCGCTTGAATCGGCAACCAGTATTTGACCGTCTGTGCCAACAGGTAAACGAACATTGTCCGTCCCTGTGTAGACAATCATGTCACCCTTGGTTGTATTTGGCGCTAGCGCATCAAACGCAGATGTCTTGTCGCTTTGACCCGTACCACCATTAGCAATAGGCAATGTGCCAGTGATCTTGGTTGCAGCAATCGATGTAATCCATGCAGGATTTGCATAACTGCCTGTCGTATAGACGCCGTTAGTTACAGTGCCTGCATTACCAAGAACATCAATATTCCATGTTCCGGTGGCACCTGTACCTCCTGTAGGAACAAAAGCACCGCTTGCTCCAATAGCGGTTTGCAAGGCAGTAAGTACGCCAGTACCGAGTCCGGTAATACTTCCAGAAGGAAGGTTAGTACAGTTTGATAGATCGCCAGAAGATGGTGTGCCAAGTGCGCCGCCAGGAACAAGATAATCAGTGCCTCCAGTAGCAGCCGACAATACACCGGAAGTTGCTTTTAAGATGCCTGTCGTTGTCGCACGTTTGATGACTTTACCAGTGGTGCTTGAGTAAAGCGCGATCTCATCATCAACCGATGCCGCAGGGCCGTTTACATCGCCTGCACCAATCGTGACGCGAATGCCAGCCGCCGTGGTTGCACCAGTACCACCATTAGCAATTGGTAACGGTGTGCCCGAATAACTTACCGCTAAGGTGCCAGAAGTTGTGATCGGTGAACCAGACACCGACAAGAATGCAGGTACTGACATAGCAACAGAGGAAACGCTACCTCCACCGCCACCACCCCCTGCTGCATTCTTAACAGACAGCAACTGAAAGCTAGAGCCGTCATACATGAGCGAGCAAATTGCACCAACGACAATGGCATTAGCAGACAAGGTGCTGCCATCTGGGTAGATGATGTTCTTTGCACCCTGACCATTAACGTTTAAGGTGCAAGGCCCGGTGTTAGCACTCGTTGCCTGAAACTGAATCGCAAGACCAGCCTGGTATGTTGTTGACAGCCCAGAGAGCGAAACAACATAGGCATTAGTTGTGCCTGAATCTAAAGCATAGTTGCTGTAAGTTGATGCGTCATTAAGCGCTGTTGCAACCGTAGAAAAATCAGCATCCAGGTTAGCAAGCGGGATGGATGTCGTTGCGGTGGCAAATGTATTCGGAATTGTTACTGGCTTTGCCATCAGAACCTCGCTCTTAGTTCATGTTCAAGCTGGAAGCCGTTGAAGGTAAATGCTGGTGCCGTGGATGTTACCGTCATGCCAAGGTATTTGCCATACATTTGGGCATCGTACTTGAGCAGTTTGTACCCTTCGGTCAACTGGTAACCAGACGAAATCCATTGCAAGGTGCTTCCAGCATTGTTTGTCCATGCAATGTTACTAAACGAATTGTTTTGCCACGCAACTGCATTGCCAAGCGCAATGGATGTTGATGCGCGAGACTCACTATCAATCGAAATATTCAATGAACCAGCAACCGTAACAGGAAATGTTGCTTCAACACCGAGTTTAAGCGCTTGCTTGTCTCTAATTGGGTCTTTTAAGTCCCAAAGCGCTGTGACAACCTCTGTTGAAATGTTTGCCGTCTGGTCTTCGTACATTCTGAAGAACGCACCGCCTGATTCAACACCATAAGCATTGATCAAACCATTGACTGGTGACGAGTTGATGTGCGTGAGGTTGCCTTGATAGCTAATAAACCACTTGCGATCAAAAAAGACCAGTTGCACACGCCGGTAAGTGCCGTTGTCGTTGTATCTGACATTCCATGCAGACACTAGAATGTTGTAGATCAGTGTCTGGCAACCCGTTACGGCCGAACTAAAGTCAATATTAGGGAAGATGCCGTCAAGTGCATCGCTAATCTTGGTCGTTGTAGCGCCAACCAAGGCGTACACCCCGTACCGATTGATGAATAGGATGCTACGAAAGTATGCAAAAACGCCTAAGAACAGCTCTGTACCAATGGAAGCGCTGATATTGGTATTGGTAAAGAGCGTTTCGCCAAGCGTATTGACGCGAACATCAGAAAAGACGTTGATTGACGATTCGCCAAAGATATAAAGGAAGTTGTTAGCGGCGATGATCTGCGTGATGTCACCGTACAGAGTGCCATCAACCAACGTAATGTTGCCAGCAGAAATGCTTGTAAAGTCGTTATAGCTATCTGCCGCTGTATAGTAAATGGTTCTACCATCAGCAATCCATACGCGACCAGAAAAAGACTGTATGCAAGTGCCAGGCTGGTTGATTGCATCAGCCGTAGCGGTTGCACTGCTACCAGCGCCATTAGGATCGGCTACATAAAGTAGTGTACAAGTGCCATTGGCAGCAGAGCCGCTTGTATGACTTGGTGCTGTGCTCGACGTCGTGCCACCGACTGTGACGTAATAGTAATTGCCACCCGAAGAAAGCAACCTTCCAGCCTGGTATGCCGTGGTTGACGCCCAAGCTACCGCGCCTGATGTGCCAATGTAGACCGTAGGAGCCGAGGTGTAACCCGTTCCATGTTCACCAATGGTAATAGCCGTCACTGCGTTAGCAGTAACCGTTGCTGTAGCCGTCGCTTGTATGCCGCCTGTTTGATTAGGCGCAGAGAAAGTTACGATGGGTGCTGATGTGTATCCTGAACCCGCTGCCGTGATCGTAACGGTGCCGACCGAACCGACCCGAACGAGATTCGTCCCGTCGAACGTAGCGTATCCATAAGTTGTGTCAATGATGAGCACTCGCTCATTCTTCCATTGACTGATCTGTGTTCTTGTACCGCTGAAGGTTCCCGATGCAGCCAGAGTGATCGGTGCGGTAGGGGTTTCCAAGCTGACATACTGCGCACCTCCATTGGTGAAGAACGCAAACATGTAAGCGACACCGCCAATATTGGCTGGTGCCATGTAATGCACCGTGCCGCCCCAACTGAAATTTGTACTGCTGTAAGTAACGCGCTTTTCTTTAGGTATGACCTTCAGGTTCGAGTACCCAATAGGCATCACATTCTCTATCCAGGCAAACTCATTTTCCTGAATAGCCGTGCGATTGGCTTTGGTGTTAAGCCCTTTGAAATCCTTGGTAACGTGGTAGGACTTCTTTTGCTCAACTGCGGCCATGATTATTGAACCGAGTAAGGCGTTGGTAAGCGACGCGTGAAGCTCGAATTAATCGCTGCCAGCAACTGTTTCTTGTACTCGGCATTGAAGATTTCTGCTTCACCGTAAGATTGCTCTTTGTATTTGGCTTTGTAAGCCGCATAAAACGCTACAGGCGAGGTGTAAGGCTCTAAGATCACCTCAGTCTGCGAATCCGATGTCAGCGGCACAGGCAAAAGGATGGTATCAACCTCGATGACATAGACTTGATCAGGTACTGGGCCAAAGTAAATTTCATTCTGCCCGTAACGTGTAAAAGCTATAGGCCTACCTGTGTAGTTCTGCCAAAACCGCAACTCAGCGTTGAACTGTGTCCATGACATGTATCGCAGTGGTATGCGCGTATTACCCCAGTACAGGTTGATATTGAGGATGTCGAGAATCTGCTCTGCCCATGAGGGCAGTGTCAGTGTCGAGATGTTGAGTGTTTCAACCGAAGTGGTGGTAGCACCCGTCAGGATATTGCGCAGACAACCGGTGTCACGGACAACTCGATGCCGAGCACCATTGATGTAGTCGGTTAGCTCGGTATCTGTCCAGAAGTTGCCAGCAGCATCATGCAGCAGTCTTCTAACTTCTGCGATATACCCTGAGTAGGTTGCCATTTATGCCTCATCGCTTGTCTGGGGCTGGACTTTGACCCCAGCTCGCCCACGCGGAGCGGGAGGGGCTACTCGTTCCACCAACACGGCTGATTGTTGGTCGGGTTTTACTGGAGCGTCCGTAAAGGTGAACTCAGCAAGGCGAGCCATCGCTTTATCGTGGTCGGTGTTCATCTTCATCCAACCTAAACGCACCAAGTATTGATACTTATTGTCGTCGCCATACCCAAAGATATGCCGCGCAACATGAGGTTCGATTTGTACGCTTTTGCCTGGCGGAAACTCAAACCACTGATCGACGTACTTGGCGACCAGTGGCTGAGAGCCTTTGTTTGTAACAAAGATCATGCTTCTAAAATGTCCCCGTAAACATATACATCCGCTGTTGCTGCAGCACCTTGAGCGGTGGTGAGCGATAAGTATAAGTTGGGTATGCTTGATTTCACCGTAGTACTTGCACTGCTTGTCGTACTAAGCGTGAGATCAAGGAAAAGCGCTGACGTTGTAAGCGAGGAGTAAGCCTGGGCCGCTGCAACAACCGCTGTACCACCTTTGCTAGCAGCGGTATAAACGCCGCCAGCAGCCGTGGTCAAAGAGATTGAAGCATTCGTCACCACGATGCGCCGAAGAATAAACTTCGACGGGTTGCTAAACATGGTGATTTGTTGATCGGCGGTGGAATTCATATTCGCGCCGATCAACTTCCCAAGCAGGATGCCTCCAAACTGCTGCGGCAATAGACTACCGACTTTGTTTGCATCCATGCTTTACTCCAATTACGAGTTGTAGGTGCCAGAAGCAGCCTGACCGCCGTTAACCGTGAGGTACAGAGCGGTTACGGTGCCTGATGCGCTAACCCATTTCAGGTTTTGACCATCAGAAACGATGGTTGCTCCTGTATTGGCTGCAATCAGCGTCGCCCACGATGTGCCGTTATAGGCTTGCACCGATAGGTTTGCAACTGGATAGAGCAAATACAGACCTGCTGGAATGGTGACATCGGTACCTGCTGCAACTGCCTGAGTACCATAGTCAAAATAAGCGCCGTCAGCATCACTGCTTAAGCCACTAACGATGATTTTATTAAGTGCCAATGCCATGATCGACTCCTTACAGCGTGAGTGAGTTAAGGCCGGTCACTTTGGTCATGCTCTTGGGCTTGGTGCTCACCATTTCAGCAATGGTCAACACTGCGCCAACATAACCAATCTGCCAGTTAGGCAGCGTGGACTCAAAGCCGGTAAACGCAAACTCAGCCTGATCGTGGATGTACATGCTGAGATAGTTTGAGTTCAGCAAGTACAAAGTGCCTTCTGGGCAATAGGGATCAGGATAAATCGGGACACCTGCAACCATGAGCGCACGGAAACCGGACGTTGGGCCTTCTTCACCGCTAGCAAAGTTGCTGCCAGGGGTGATCATGTAGGTTTCTTGGCCTACAAAGTCTTGTGCCAACAATGTCCAAGTGCCAAAGCCGCAAACACCAAAGGAAGGCACCTCAGCACCGTTTTTCACCGTTCCAGAGATGTACTGGAGGATGTTTTGACGCGTTGGGTTAACGCTACCTGCGGCATACTCTTTGGAACCCCACCATGTGTATGTCGAACGGCTAAGTCCACCATAGGTGCCTGCCGAATCAACAGCAATGGGCAATCCAGTGAATTGCTGTGCGTTGCTGGTGTTGTTGTACAGCGCTGTTGCCATGGCATCCATCATGACGTTGGTCGCATCGTTCATGCGAGCCTCAATCAAAGGAATCACAGCGTAGTCTTGCTGTACAGCACCTTCCATACCGAGGAAAGGAACTGGAGCGATCATCAACTTAAGGTTGAATTCAGCGTTGTAAGCACCCTGCATGACGCTAGGCTGTGCAAACGAACCGCTGTAGTCCGACCATTGTGCGTTGACAAACTGGGAACCCTGAACGGGCACGGTTACAGACGACACACCGCCAGAGGCAGTCTGCGAGTTTGCAAGCAATGCGGCAAGCAGGGGAGTTGAGTTATAAAGCTGGACAACCAGTTTCGGGATGAAAGCCCTACGGGTAACGTAGGTCAGTTCATTGTACTGACTGGTGCCTGCTGTCGGGATAATACCGCCACCAATAGGCATGATAGGTTCCTTTTAAGAAACAGACCTAATTAACGAAGTCCAATCGGGCGAGACTGGTTTCCCTGTCTTAGCTCGTTGAGTGCACTCGCCGCTGCTTCCCTGGCCGCTGCTGCAGGATTCTTCAAGTACTTCTGAAAGTCATTGACCTTTGAAGTAATTGGCGAATTACTGAATGCAGGGGTGGGCTTATCAGCCTGGCGCATCCAGTTGTAATACTCAGCAGCCGATTCGTGATTGCTAATGCCCTTTTCAATCATCAATTTCTCGATGGCTTTGACATCATCATCCGATTCAGCAAGACGTTTCTCCTTCAACGTATTTCTACGCTTTTCTAACTCGGTTCGAGCGTCCTTTTCTTTCAATCGCGCTTCCAACTCGGCAATCTTTTGCTGCTGTGCAGAAATAGCCTGGTTGGTTCGCTCTTCAATCTCAAGTTCAGGAACTGGAAGGTCGGGATGCGCTTGCTTTGTCAGCTTCAGAAACTCCTTTCGGGTTTTCGGATTCTCAGCCAAGGCTTTCGCCAAGGCAGCAAGCTCATCACGGGCGTCTGGGGTAAGGTTTTCTAGCGACATTGTTTTTTCAGCCGTTCAAAACAATTAGTTAAATGACACGCTTGGTGTCACCGGGTTTGGAAAGCGTCATCTGGTTTTTAGTAACCTTATTCGCTCCACTCAAGCCACCAAACGGCTCATACCGAGGTGGGTTGTAAATCTGACCATTTTTTTGCTGGTTATCCGTCGGGCGACGAATCGTTCCAGCGCGGGGTTTGAACAATTCCATCACTATCTCCTAGATAGGTAAGGGTGGGTTTTGAGTCCCAGGGGTTGGTGCCGCAGCCATTGCTCGCATCTCGGCAGACGCGCCACCAGCTTGAGGCAGAGTCTGAATCATTTGCATGATTTCAGAAGGTACTAACTCTTTGGCTTTGTAATCCATCTCACCAAAGGCCGATCCAATCTTTCCTATGGCATCTTTCAGCGCTTTTTGCTCAGGCGAGCCATCAGGAAACTTCTGCATGGCACCCATCAACATGCCCATACCAAGCTGCACATCAATGCGGCCTTGCATTTCCTCACCCTTTTTGGGTTCCGGCGTAGACATAGGGGAAGACATGGGAGGTGACGAAGCGCCAGACAGTGCCGGTTTCTTTTCTTCACCTTCTTCGCCTTCAGTGCCTTCCTCTTCAACCTCGATTTCCATCGAAGATTTGCCGTTTTTGGCACCGCCGCGAATCAACTTCATCAATTCTTCTGCGCTAACAGCCATATTGAGTCCTTTCAGGGCGGTTTGTACTTCCTTACCGACCGTCTGTCAAGCGATTAACGGCGTGATGGCCGTGCGTAACGTAGCATTTTGCGTTGCATCATGAGAAACGACCTCCTGCGCGTTGATAACCCGTGCGATTCATCGTCGCACGACCATAATTGAGTTGCGGGGTGCGATAAATCTGTTTTAGCTCCGATTTACCTGTTCTCGGCTGGTCATTTTGGAAGGAATAGCGGTCAGTGCCACCACTTGAGCCTCCAGAACCGCCATTCATGTTGGAATTACCGTTTGTCAGCATAAAAACCTTTACATAGCGGGGGGTGCAGCGCCTTCAGGCGTTGGTTGCTGCTGTTTTTGCATTTCTTGCGCTGCTTGCTGGGCTTGTTCCATCTTTCGGAGGTCTTCTTTGAGCAATTGCTTCATTGGAGGCTCCAAAATGTCAATCAAACGCTCTTTGGTGATCGCACCACGGTCTGCAAGCGCAAATGCAAGGCTTCTTAAGTCTTCCGTAAAGATCGGTGAGTTGGAATGAGCATCCACTTTCACTACAAAGTCCTTCGTGAACTGGTTTGCAATGAACTTATCACCCTGGTCATCGGTGTAAATGCGGTCAGAATAGGTTTGCATGGCCTTTAAGTACAGCGTTGCCATCTTTTCTAAAGCATCTTCAATAATCAATGCACGTTTTTTAGCCCTCGAAGACCCCAAACGCGCTAATTGCGAAGCGTGACCGGCACTTCGAACGCCTGATTCGCCCCTGCCCTGCAACACATTGACAATGCCAGAGGCTTCTTCAAACATTTGATCAATTTCTGCAATCTCTCTAAAGAGATCATTCGGGATTGATGGCGCCATTTGCTCGACTTTGGCATTAGGCATGTCGGTAGAAAGCAGGCCACCAACACGGTTAAGCGCAAAGTTCTTCTCATCGAGCAAGCCTGTAAAGCCAATAAGCGCCGTAGGCGGTGAGACTTGCTTGGATAAGAGGTCAAGAATCTCTTGCATCCGCTTATTGCGCATGTCTTGCAAGAAAACTAGCCTTGCAACTTCAGAGATTCCCCAGTAGTAATCGTACTGTGGGGTTGGGCAAAGTTGAATAAAGGGTAATTCACCCTTCAAAAACATACTTTCACCAGCTCGGTCATAGATGATGACGTTAGGGTCAGCAATGGTGACGCACTGATAGTCCTCAGTCATGTCATTCCAGACCCATAACTCAGTCATCTTGATCGTGTCTTCAGCAACGCGAGCCTTGTATTGCTGCATACCAGCAATATTGAGATTCACATTACCGTACATCGTTGGGTCAGTGGCCGACAGAATCAAACGCTGAATACCATCAGGCACTTGGTTCTCTTGGCTTTGCCCCATTTGCAAGCGAGCAAGCAGTGCCTCACGTTGCGGATGCGAGTAAAGCCTGGCGTATAACTCAGAGCGTGTGATGTAGTAAATCTGAATCAACGCTTCTTGGCGATCCGTGTGCGGTGTATCTTCTCGATACACGCCAATGCACCGTGGATCAACCATGTAGGGGTGCAAGCCATTCTTTTGAATGAGCTTAATGAAGGTGGAGTTGTAGCAAAGCGCCCAGTTCAGCGCTTGAGCAAAGACCTGATCAGCGTTGCTATTGAGCCAATCGTCATTCAAAGCGCCTGTCAGCGAAGGAATCTTGGTTTGTTCGTGCTTATTGACCGAGGCGCCGAGCGAAATCGTAAAGCGTGTGGTTTCTGCTGAGTAGAGGAAGGAGGAGAGTTGGTCAATGTGCGGGTAAATCTTGTTGTAGTACGCAGGAGGTGCATCCAATCCCGCACCAAAGAGATAGTAAGAGCGCAGCGAGTCATAAGTACCCGTGCGCTCCTGAATGCTGACGGAGCACTTATCTACCAAGTCATTGTAGAAATAATCTCTCTGGATGGGATCGTCAGGAATTCTCATGTAGGCAACTTTAAGTTCTCATGATCACGAATGACCACTGAAGGCGTTGGTTTGCGCAATGCTATACCACTTTCTTTGACAGCAGACAAGCCCCCAACGGTTTCTCCGCGTATCGAATTCAGATTGTAGTTGCCTAATTGTTTGGGGTTACCCCACTGCACGGCAAAGGGATTTTGCGGTTGTGCGGCCTGTTTATTGCCAAGCAGGGCATGTTGCTGGTGATCACCCTCACGCGAGGACTTAATGTCACTCATGCCGTAATCTTTGGCTAATTCTCTGAGCGTGGTGTCAGCATGTTTGGTGGAGTCTGACTTCATACCTACAGCTTGCAAGAACACCATTTGCACATCGGATGTACATCCATGCGGGCATACAGGCTCTCTGCTTTCAAAAAAGCCATGTGCTGGGCATTTGTAATCATGAACGACTGCCATAGTTTCTCCTTAGTTGCTGGTCAAGATCAGGACGTTGATAGTCTTGGGATTTAGGCCGAATACCAAGATCAAGTTTGAATCCGCTGCCATCAAAGGTAACGAGCCTGCGTCTTACCATTTGCGGTTTGGGTTGTTTGCGAAACTCCACATACTTTTTGCCAGCTTTGATCATGACCGCAACATCGCCATTAATCCAATGCTCATAAGCACGGTTCACACGGGTCTGTACAAGTTCGGTTAGTGGGTATTTGCCATTAAGAAACACATCTCTGAGATGCAAAGGATCAAGACCGCATAGCTCGGCAAAAAGGGCAATGGAAATACCGCGTTTCTTATCACGCATAAACGCCGGAATCACTTCCATCATTTGACGCTTACTGAGGCCCAACGCCAATAGCCTTTAAGTAATTGTTGATCTGCTTATCTACCACCGGCACTTGCACGGGTGTTATAGCCTCTTCTTTGCGATCACGCGTCATACGCATTTGCAGCAACCTTGGCATGAGCTGCTCGGCAAAGGCCACGCATCCAAGGGCAGTTGCAATCACACGATCATCCTTATTGCGCCCATAAGCAGCAATAGAGCCTTGGTCGCGCACGACGGACTTCATCTCTTCAAGTAAATCCATTGAGTAGACATTCATCATCCCGCGCTCAAAATAGTCCTTGAAGTAATTCAACATCCGTTCTTTTGATGAATGCGTGGTGAGATAGCCAAGCGAGTTTGAGACACCACCCAGTGAGTCATTACGCCGCCACAGGTAATGCTGCATGTGCGATAGGACATCCATTAAGCCTCTAGCCTTGCGCGGCTCCATCGTTTGCGCCTGGCGTTTAAGGTTGCGCATCTCATTGATTACAGCTTGACCCGGGCCATTGACTTCTAAGTTAAGGGTGGAGTTCTTATAAGCCCCTGCCAGGTAGCAGACAACCCAAGCGAACTGGTAGGTGTTGAGTTCAGAGGTAGCGAATTCCGCAACTTGATCAAGCCCATCTGCATAGCAGCGGTAGATTTGGATACAGAAACGATCAGCCCAGTCGCTGCTTCCATATGCTGGATCAGCACCGATGACGTAATAGGCGTTTTCAATCGGCTCCTCCCATACTTTAAGCGTTGCCATGCGCTCTGTTGAGTTAATTAACTCAGTGTCTTCAAAGTATTGTCCCATTGAGAAGCGGTAGAACCGAGGTAACAACTGCTTGGCAACCTTGGCTTGATCAGTACAACGGGCGTGTGAGAAGAAACTCGAGCCCGTCATGATGAAGGCATAGTCTTCCGTGGGAGGAAACTCCTGATACATGAGGGCTTCATCCTTAATTCCCTCATTCATCTTCCATCGCCACCAGGCAATCTGCCTTGAATTGATTTCTACCTGGTAGAGCTTCTTAATCTCTCTTGTCCATTCCTTTTCTTCAGGACTTAGCTTGCCATCCCAGTACACCTTATAAACATCTGACTTGGCATCAGCACTGTAGAGTTCATTGCGCCACCAACCACAGAAAATAGCTTTCTGCGTTCTTGCACGTTTGGCTACCGCCCACATGTCATGCCACATGTTGAAGCCACGCGCTGTGCTTTCAAAAAGGTAGAGCCTATTGGGATTCTTTTCTGCCAGAGAAGCCAGCAAGGAAGCCAATCCCTCTTCATCACCCCAAGACGATGTTTCTGTGCCATGCAGGTATGTAATGCCTTTACCACGCCCTAGTGAACCCTTGGCTCGCAAGCCAGCTACCTGGTAGAAGAGCCTTGAGCGGTTCTTTAAGACCATTTGATTCCTGTTATGCGTCATCAATGGAATCTTGTACTCCGGTGGCAAACCATCCATGTACATGGCAAGTGTGGTTCTAAACTGGTCTCGGTTCTCTTCGGTATCGGTCGTGAGCGTTCCCTGGAACCCAGGGTTCTTAAAATGCCAGTAAAGGTCTAAGGCAAGCGATATGGTTGTAATCCCAAGCTGTCTTCCCTTGAGAATCACAAAGAAATGAATGTCATTGTTCAGACCCTTAGCAATCTCTTCCATCACATAGGTCTGGCTTCCAAGCAAACGATTACCTAAGCGTTGAATGCCTAGCTCTTTGGTTTCTACCTTCAGTTCCTTGCAGAACTTGTAGAAGTGATTAAGGTCAAACTTCATTCAATGCCTGGTTCATATTCGTAATAAGTGCAAACCTTCTCTGCCAGCAAGCCATCTCGGATGCAGATCAAGACCACTTCCTTACCGTCATGGCTTTCCTTTAGTCCAATTTCTTGGCTGTAATGGCAGTTTCTGCAATCGGGCTTCAATTCCATAGTTTTCCTTTAACCACAACACCGTCTTTTGTTCATCAGCACTCAAAGGACGTTTCTTTCTCTCTTCCTCATACCACTTCATCGCCAGATACGGATAGCTTGGATCACCTTCTGCATATTTCGTAATCCATCTCACCGCATCATCATGTTTCACTCAATCCTCCACACCCTTACACCATTCTCCACCTTCCTTGCTGTAAACTTCTTTCCCGTTCTTCTCCACTCTCTATAGTTAGCATTACATAGCTTAGATAGATCACCACCTTCAAGGTAGAAACTATCTCCTAGTTCTAACTGGTCGTAAGGATATTTAGGCCCTGTCTTCCTCTCCGGTATATCTAAACCTCTCTCTAACGTAAACATCTCGTACATCTCCATGTTGTCGATGTACTCATCATACACAAATAGATATTTAAGGTAGGCAGGAAAACAGAAAATTCCTTGGGGCGGGGATGGTAGTGGTGCACCCAAATCCCGACCCCCCGTCCCATTCGCATTGCCAGACAACGATCGATCTGCGTGACTGGTTGCGGCCAAGTCATGACCATGTAGCTTTGAGCACGTGCCTACTCATGCGCTACGCAGGTGGAAAGGTGGACGGTCTAACCCCTTGTACCCTTATCGAATAAATCTATTACGCGCGTGGATATAAGAGATTATCTCCATGTACCCCTAGAGCATGAGTCTTAGGACTAACCACATATATATCTATATATGTACACCTAGATACCTTTATATTGTTTATTAGATTTTAAGAGTACTTCCCTAGCCTATCTTATGTATCGGTGTGTATTTGTGTGAATCTAATACTTAAGTCTATAGATAATATATATGATGTGTGCCACTATCTTTTTCAGCAGCACACAACAAACACCACAGTTCTATTAATTACATCAAAGGGGTAACAAACATGGAATCAATCGTATTCAAAGCCGACAAGTTCACCGTTAGAGTCGTTTCACACGGCGATAAGTACGGGCTTAACTTCGCACTCACACACAAGGGAATCATGCCTCTTGTCGAGTTCTACGACACCCGCTATCCACATACAGAGTTCGGCCAATTCGTTAGCCGCTACTACCTCGACACAATCCTTAATCATGACCCTAGCTTTGGCCTTAATCTCGACGCAGGGGTTACAGCTTGGACAGTGCCAGCAGAAGCAATGGCAGAAGTAATCCGTACGCTTGAAAAACTTGTCTTTGTATCTGCCTAACTAAACACAAAGGGGCTGATCGCCCCTCTTAACCTTTGGGGATAAACATCATGGATATTGCACAGATCATTACTGACCGCATCATTGCAGAACTAGAGCAAGGGACTGCGCCCTGGGTTAAACCGTGGAGCGAGGATTGTGAATCCTACAATCCTATTTCAGGCACTGTATATCGTGGCATGAATCAGCTTTGGCTCGGCATGATGGGCATGGGCCGCTCTAATGCTTGGCTCACATTCAAACAAGCTAGTGATGCAGGCTTGAGCGTTAAAAAAGGTTCAAAGGGTGTACCTATCATCTTTTGGAAACAATTGTCTATCAGCAAGAAAGATGATCTAGGCAATGATGTCAATGCCACTATTCCAATGCTCAAGCATTACTTCGTTTTCAATGCTGACGATATCGAAGGCGCAACATTCAGCAAGCAAGGCGGTACGCTTGAGGGTTCAATCGATAGCAGGGTGCAGGCAGTAGTCGATAGGCTCACTTTAGATGGTGGCGTTCAAAAGGCTAGCAGTGCGTTCTACCAAGCAAGCAAGGATTGTATTGGTATGCCTGAACTAAGCAGCTTTCGATCACTTGCTGACTATCACGCCACTTTATTGCATGAGTGCGTTCATGCCACTGGCGCTAAATCTAGGCTCGATAGGCAATTGATGAATCGTTTCGGTAGCGAAGCCTACGCATTCGAGGAACTAATCGCGGAGCTAGGTGCTGCCATGCTTTGCATGAAGACTGGCGTCGATGGTCAGCTACAACATGCAAGCTACATCGAGTCATGGCTCAAAGTCTTGAAGCAAGACAAAAACGCCATCATTAAGGCTGCAAGTAAGGCTCAGGCTGCAATGGATTACTTAGTAGCAGAGCAAGCTGAGGAAATGCCACTAGCCGCATGATTTCAGCTTATAGCCGATTAGCAATAGTCGGCTATGGGATGCGATCAGCATCACTTAACCAATGGAGTCCACATCATGGAATTAGTAACCGATAGCCAATTGCTAGCAATAGCCCCCGATGGCTCGCCTTTACGCTCATGGACTGAAGGCGATAAAGCCTTCCGGGAGATATACACCTACATCAAGACACAGTCAGGCATAGCCTATGGTGTCATTAACGTGATTGAGATAACACCATGCAAAGCCTAATCGACTGGTTCATCGCCGTGCTATTCGGCATTGCTCTTGCCTGCGCAATCTTCTTTAACCTCTAACAATGCCCATAGAAGCCCTTAAACGTGCTTTTACGGGCTTTTCTCTACCTAACTGGAGTCAACCTACATGGAAGAACGTCAAATGCCTTCATGGATCGATTTAATCGACCATCAAATACAGCCCGATAAATGGTTTCGTCCCGTCGATCAGGTCTGGAGAGAACATGGTTGGAAGCCGCCATCGACCGAGTGCCTGGAGACTATGCGGAAACACAAAGCATTTAGGACATGGTCGCATTACACACCCTCGCGGGAGTCCCAATGAAGATCGATCAACAAGACCCAGAGAACTTGCAGAGCGGCTTGTTAGTTGCAGCGCACATGATCAGAAGTGCAGCGGGATTGATTAAAGAACAACAAGCATTGATTGATGAACTGGTTGAGGCTTTATGGGGCATGGTTACCAGTTATCACGCAGTCGAATACATGGAAGACCATATGAAACAGTCATCAGCAAAGGCAAGAGCTGCTATTGAGAAAGCAAAGGGTAAACCATGACTAAAAAGCGATTAAAAGACATTGAGACCCAAGCCATGATTGATAAGTGGCAGGAAGAACTAGCAAGACATGTTGCTTACCTTCCCATCCTATGCGAGCAGGCAGGGGTTGATGAGCATGAACTGCATCGTGCTATTGAGATTCACTTCTACGTTAGATCAATGAGCAGAGGAGCAATGCAATGAGCAGAGAAGCTATGCAGATGGCGCTTGAGGCGCTAGAGAGCGATCCGGTAAGCCATCTGGGTTTGGTT